AAATTTTAATTAATAAATTAAAAAATGAACACAACAGACAAATGGATAAAGGAGCTACATATATTGGAAAGGCTGCAGTCAATGTCCAATCCAAACTATATGGACTACAAAATCAGAGCTGCTGAAATTGAACTTATCAAAAAATTTATTCAATCATTAAACAAATAATCAAATGTTAATAAACCTGTATTTAAAAGAAGAAAAAAAGTCAATCACTATTTCAGTTAACGAGAAAGTAGACAATTATGGAAACAATTGCTCTGCATGGATAACCCAAACCAAAGAGGAAAGAGAAAGTAAAGCGTCTCGCACTTATGTAGGGAACGGTAAGGTCGTATTTTCAAAAGCAAAAGAGTATCCAATAGCACCAAAACAAGAATTTAAGTCAGAAGATAAGACACCTTTCTAATGGACTTTGAACAATACCGCTTTCATAAAAAAATGCCTATTGAGCCAGTTATAAAGTGCAAAGCTATGATATTAAATCCAAGTCGATTGAAGGGAGCTGTAAAAGAAATTGAATCCAATGTGGAGCTATTTCACACAGCAGGTCTAGCGCATGATAAGACTATAATATTTATGGCGAGAGTTGGTAAGGAGATAAAACCAGTAAACGAAAAAAAAATATGTCAATAGATAATTGTCCAGAAGGCGGTGAGGGGTTACTAGTATATCCGCTAAAAGATTTGATTGCACTAGATATTGCTAGGTGTTCAAATACAGAATGCGAAATAAGGCACGAATGCGCGCGATACCAGCAATGGAATATAGATAAGCAATATATTAACAGGATAGTAAGTTTCGGAGCGTTTGAGCCTATTAATTCAATTTGTAACTTTAAAATAAATATATGAGTAAATACATTTTATTGGGTTTGATTATCTTTGCCTTAATGATAGCCTACCTTATACCACCAACTGACTCTACTAGGTCAACAGAAAAACTATACTTTGAATTTAAACAAAAGGATAGCTCAGTAACTGCCGACGGATTCTTAAGATATAAGGGCAAATGGTGCCCGATAGTATTAAATGACTCTATGGCGGTCATATATGAATAAATTAACCAACTAAATTATAAAAGAATGAACTTAACAAATTTAACACCAGAACAAACATTGGAAGTATTAGGATTGGTACATTATGCCGAAAACAATACTGAAATCCAAAAAGAAATGAATTGGAAAGACCATTATCCTACATTAGTAGAAAATTTTGAATGGATAGACGAACTACAACACCAATATGAAGACGCAGTAGAGAGTAACGAAAATTATATACATGGAGTTTCTTTTGCGGATTATGTATTACGTATTGAAAGGAATAGACAAATTGACGCTTTAGATATGATTAATCAGTAATATATGAATAAATTAACCCATTAAACTATAAAAGAATGAAAAGCACAATCAAATTATTACAAAGCCTATTAGAAGGCAAAGTCCTAAACTGCAAAACAATTATGAAAGACTTCGGATATTCAAACGCCAGTCGAGAGATTATCCGCAAAATTGAGCAGCCTTTTGAAATAACACTCAAAAGAGAAAAAGTAAGCTCTAAAAATAGATATGGTGAGCCTGTAACCTATCTTAACTATTCATTAATGGCAAAGGATAAACCCAAAGTGACTAGGTTATTGAAGTCATTTAGCAAAGCAAATGGATAAATTTGAATTAGCCGAAAAGATACTAGCCATTTTAGACGAGGCAGATTTAACTGACTTTGATAAGATGGCTATTATTGTTGAAGTAAAAAAGCGGTTAGTATCTGAAAATAAAATGAGAATGCAACGTGAAATCTATGACCAATTAAGAAAAATTGATTAATTTTGCTTTATGAATGGAGTTCCATTAGAGGTTTTACATCACCAATATATGTCAAGTCCTCTGGCAAAATATAGATTGACCTATGAACAGTTCGCATATTACTACACTAAATGGATAAACGAAAAAATAAATGAAGGATAGGATAAAGCAATCAATTAAGATAGACTGGCAAAAGATTAAAGCGTTGCAACCAGATGGAATAAAGCTACCGTACAATACTCAGCATCTTAAAAAGTCCTTATTAAAGTACGGATTTTCATTACCCTTTTATGTATGGGAAAGTGAAGGTCAGTATTACTGCATCGACGGCCACCATAGGTTAGACGTATTAAACGAACTAATAGCAGAAGGTCATAAAGTACCAAAGGAACTAAACGCCGTTGAAATCGAAGCTAAAGACCGTAAAGAAGCTATATCAATTCTAGTATCAGTGTTCAATCAGAAGTCTAATCCATTCGCAGAAGAATACCTTATCGAGTTTTTAGAAGTTGAGCAAATTAGTATTGAAGAGGTTAACATTGAAAGCGTAAATGTAGTGAGTGAACATATAGAAGCTGAACCAAGTGAAGAAGATTTAATAGGTGAAGACAAGAATAAACCAGCTACTATGAAAATCACTTTTAAAAGTCCTGAACAACTTCAAAAAGCTGAGATAGATATACAAGAACTATTAGATAGAAAATATAATGGAGCTTATTTTTCAGTAAGTGCAGGTGAATTATGAGATTAGAAAAAGCATCTGGTAAAGCTATAAAATATGCATGTTTAAATTTTCACTATTCAAAAACAGTACCAGTTAACGTTTTTGGCTATTCGGTTTTCAATGAAAAAAATGAATGGTGCGGGGTTTCTTTGTTTGGTACTGGAGCGAGTCCTAAAATAGCAATGAAGTACAATCTTAAACAAGGGCAAGTTATTGAATTTGTTAGGATGGCATTAAACGGAAAGCAAAGCAAAACAAGTGAAGTACTGGCAATTTCATTGAAATTAATAAAAAAAGACTTGCCGCTTGTTAAATTAATTGTTAGTTATGCTGACCAAGAGCAAGGACATATTGGTGTAATATATCAGGCTACAAATTGGTATTTTTTAGGAGAAGTAAAAAGTCCCCCAATTATTGAGGGAAAACACAATAAGTCAATGGGCGGCAATATTAGTGCTGCAAGAAAATTGCTTGGTAGAGAACCTAAAGTTTTTTATCCAAAACCAAAGTACAAATACATATACCCACTTGACAAAAGTTTAATACCTTTGTGTAAATTATTAAGTAAACCATATCCAAAAAAAGAAATATAAATGCGTGGGTAGCTTAAATGGAAAAGCAATTGACATTCCAGTCAATAGATAGTGTTCGAGTCAACTTCCACGCTCAAATAAAAACCAATGTCAGAATCAATACATCACCCTAAACATTACGGAGGAGATAATACCTATGAAGCTATAAAGGTAATCGAACACTATAACCTAGACTTTCACTTAGGCAATGTGTTAAAGTACATTCTAAGGGCAGATAAGAAAGGTAATGAGTTGGAAGATTTGAGGAAAGCACAATGGTATCTAAATAGGAAAATAGAACAGTACGAACATAATATTACTAAACGACAAAAAGTGTCGCTAAACGAGCAATAAACGAGCTATGGCAAAAATTGATAATCTTAAAGGTAAGGGGGTTAAATTCTCAAAAGACTACCAACCTTCACCAGAGAATAAATCAGCTGGTAAAAAGAAAATAAAGACCATTAAAGACGCATTAGTATTCATAGGTGAGCAGATAGCGAGCAAAAAGAATACTATTAATGGTGAGTTTGAGTTCTCAATGGAAGCTGAAATCATTTATAAGCAAGTTGAAAAAGCATTACAGGGCGATACTAAGTCCGCAGAGTTTATGGCTAAGATAGGAGGTTGGGAATCACCTAAACAGGTAGAGCAAAAGAATACTCATGAAATGATAGGACTAGCAGCAGAGTTTGTGGATAGGTCATAAATATGCACATTAATAAAGTTCAATTCGATAATAAGTGGTTTAATCCACTATTCCACATACTTTGGGATATTGAAACTAAATATCCGAATATAAAGCACGTTTACATTTATGGCGGTAAGTCATCAACCAAAACTTATACGGTTGCACAATTCGCATTGATTAAAGCGGCGGTGTACGGAAAGAATACCCTAGCCTTTAGGAAAGTATCGGATAGAATGAATGAGACGCTAATAAGCACGTTTAAGAAGGCAAGGCGTACCACAAAAGTAGAAGCTGCGATAAACGTAATGGATAAAGAGTTCAGAGCAGCAAAAGCACACATTAAGTTTAAAGGATTAGATAGTGAGGATAGCGCAAAGGGAATTGAAAACTACTCATATATGCTATTTGATGAGCTTGACCAATTCAGTCAAGAAGAATATGAAGAGACTAGACTATCATTTAGAGGTGAAGTTTCTAAGATGTTTTTCTGCACATGGAATCCAGTATCTGAACACTTATGGATAAAACCTTACCTAGATAGAATAGAATGGATTGATAGCGAATACAAGCTACCAAGTCCAGAAAGTTTTATAAAGATGTCCGCAGATGGTGCAAGGCTACTAATTAAAACCGACTATAACGATAACTATTGGTCAGTTGGCTCACCTTGCGGAACTTATGGATATAGAGATGAAGCGTTGATAAGAGACTACGAACAGTTAAAGACATACAATTATAATAAGTATCGGGTAGTGGTATTGGGTGAATGGGGAATTACTGAGGTTAAAAGTCCTGCGGTGCAAACCTTTGACGTTAGTAAGCACGTTGGCAAAGTAACTCCATTAGAACATACGCCTTTATTGTTTTGGGTTGACTTTAATATTGACCCTCTGGCCTGTACTGTATGGCAAATATATCGAGAAGACGGCAAACATAAGATAAGAGGCATAAGGGAAATAACCATTAAGGCTAAGGAGGGTATTCATAACACTCAGCAGCTAATAGACCTAATCAAATTACAATACGCTACTAAACTACATTCAATATGCTTTACAGGTGATGCTACAGGTGCAATGGGAAGGGCAGAAGGTTTATCTAATTGGATTCAGATTAACAAAGCATTCAACCTAGGGAGACGCTTACAAGTTCCTAAATCAAATCCAAGTGTATTGGCATCTATTGACCTATTAAATTATGTATTTTACAATCACCCTGACATATTACTAGATGAGAGCATGACTAATACTATATTTGAATTGCAGCATACCGAGAAAGATGACAAAGGACTAATTAAAAAGGATAGGAAGTTGGCAGAGCAGAGGGCGGACTTTATAGATACAATTAGATATGGCATGAATTTTCACTTTTTGCTGCAAGATGATATGCAAAAAAACCCACAAAAGTTTGGCATAAAATAAATATCTTTGCAGTAAATTACATAATAGGTATGCCTTGTATTAAATGCTCAACTAATAAATGGAAAATAGGTAATGGTAGGTGTATATACACTTCATTACAAGATTGCGAACGTGCATTGAAAGCCTACTATGCTAATGAAAGGAAAGAAAATGAGGTTAAAAAGAAATAAATTAAAAAGGAATATAAATGATTAGTGAACTAACTGAAATACTCTTATACTCATTGGTATTGTCTTTATACATCAATGCCTTACAAATTATGTTCCAGGCTGAAATGGTATTGAACTGGCTTTATACATGGTTAGAGTCTAAGTTTAGAAACCGAAAAATAAAAAGCAAATGGAGAAACCATGAAGGTTTACTTTACATAGCTAAACCATTATTCGCTTGCGCATCGTGTATGCCTTCAATTCATAGCTTACCTTTACTATTTATACTTCCATTGTGGAAAGTAGCTATAATAGCAGTTATAAGTATAACCATTGCAACTTTAATTAATGATAAAATATTTGAATAATGCCGACACTATGTGAACCGATAATAGAACTAAGCATCTGCGACAAGAACGTCAAGATAGCTGAGAACATTCAAGACCTAACCTTAATTGTTTATAAAGGAAATCAAAGACAATGTAGCTTTGAGATACCTAGCATTGCTGGTGATATAGTTCTAACCGATACCGAGATACTAGAGTTCGGAAGTACTGCTCACACTTTCAAACTATATTTAAAGTATGCTGACAACAGTAGAGCTAACTTTCAATATTATAATTGTGAAGGCGATGAGATGCAAAGCGAAGTTATTAGATTAAGATTTATTGAATGCGGTGATTTAAACGACGTGCTAAATGAAATTTGCTAGTATAAAAGAAAAGCTATTCCCTAAAAAAGTAGATGTAGGAGGTAGGAGCATTCCTATGCGATATGCCTTTACAGGTGCAAGTGGTCATAATTACTATCATTATATCGATGCTGCCAATGATATGAACCCAGCTCGGTACATTGAATATTACTTACCAATGGTCAAAGAATACTTTCTAGGTATTAAGCGAACCGAGTTAGATATATTCTTTAGCAAGTGTAAGGGATATGCTAATATAAAGCAATACGAAGCCGCTCACCTAGTAATGGAGGAGCGAGCAAAACTAAACCTAGATACAGGAATTATTTATGATATAATGAGCGTTCTATATCTGAGAGGTGACGAGAAAAACGAATTTGTTGACCAATTATTCTTACAGGAAAAATCTAAGGACATTAAGAACACAATGAGAGCAAGTGGAGGGGCTGATAATGGTTTTTTTTTATGTCCCGAGTTCAGGAACTTTTTAAAGTCGGCGAATCTATCGGACATAGATTGGAGTTCATATACACGAATAGCGGAAAAGAACATCGAGATATTGGAGGAGACGTTGAATTTAATCCGCAACTCCGACCAATTCAAGAATATAACGAGTACACCGAAAAAATAAAAGAACAGTTAGTTTACATTTGCCAAAATGTAGATGACTATAATAGAGTATGGAACGGAACAATGCGAGACTATTACTTTGCGCTCACTAAGTTCATTCAAAGCATACCAAAAGAAACCAAAAAATCCAATAAGTAGCGAAGGCTTTAGGATATTTCATAACAACTTAAATTAATTCAAAT